CCAGCATTTATGGGAAGGGAGCATATGATCGTTTTAGCCTCATATTTGGCGGCTAATGGTGGTAATAGATTTCATGTGTCTACTGATACTGGTGTTAGCTTAAATGTCACAGGATTTAGTACACCCGATTGGTCAAAGGAATTAGTTCCAATTCCCACTACTACTGGTATTACTTTTTTACACATAAATTTATCTACAACATTTAGTGGTGCGACACAATGGTCAGTGGCGAAGGAGCAACAACATGTGTTAGAGGTGCCTTATTATAGGCGTTATCCAATGGTAGCCTATGCATTTGGGCAAGCAACTAGTGGAGGTTATAAAACTGGCTGGCCACAGTTGAATATTGGATTCTCTATTGCTGCTAGTCCAAATGATCCAGATGGTGCTATTTCAACGTATCGTTCGTATTTATGGCACAGTGTAGCTGATGATTTTATGGTATATTTTCCCGTAACGCTTGGGCAGACTAGAATCCCAGGTGGATTATTTCAGATGAGGGATGTGTTTGGTTTGAAAGATATAGATAGTTCTTTTGTTAAGGATTTAACTACGGAGGGTGTTGAAGCTAACCCCGGTCCGGAGCTTAGTAAATTCCAGATGTTTGATGATGAACGCAAGAAGTTTGCAGAGTGTATGAGTGGTGTTAATAAGTTAACTAGTGGTGTTAACAATGCTATTGAAGCGGGGGTTTTTCAAAATTTAGAGTCGTTGTTGACATCATTACGTAATGGGGCCAGTGCCATTGCAGACAGTTCGTTTGTCTCCATATTTTCATATTTAGAGAAGACTTTGCGGTTTGCTTTAGATTGTATAACAAAAGTATACTCCATTGTTAATGGTGGAGTGGGGTCAATTATGGCCCAAGCGTCCTTGTTACTTGATTTTACGTGTAATTACGGGAAGGAATTTATGAACCAACTTAATAAATTTATTTCGTCCCGTAGTTCGTTTCAAGGTTATGATAATAAGTATACCGTACCATTATTAAGTTCATTATGTGTTGCCATGTTTGGGAAGGTATGTTGTTCCGATATATTCCGTAGTTTTAAATCCGGTGTTGATTACTTGATGACTCGATCTTTTCGAGAAGAAGTTACTGCTAAAGTTGCTAGTATATGGTCTGGAAGGAATAGTTTTGCGGGGGCTCTCTGTGATATAGTCATGTATTTTATAGAGGTTTTGTTTGAAGGAACTGGGTTTGGCGCTGAGTATTTACAGATATCTAAGCAAGAGCTCAGTTGTTTCATTCAGGAGGTTAATGAGTGTCAAATGGTCAATGCATTTACTCCACAAACTATAATGAATGCCGTTGTGAGAACTAAGTTGGAAGATTTGGTTGTGCGAGCAGTGCGAATTAAGAAATTTAGTGGGTTAAATACTCGTGTTCAGCCTGAGGCTATTAAAAGTTCAGATATTGTTATGAAATGGTCCACAATGGCAAGTAAGGTTGAATATGTGTCGCGGACGCCACCAGTAGGTATTGCATTGGTGGGTGATAGTAAGGTTGGGAAATCCTTTTTGGCGGGACAGATCTTAGCAGGTAGTTTATTGTGTGAACTTGGTCTTGCAAGTGATATGTATGAAGCCCAACAACAAGTTTGGTCTAAACCTACAGGTCCTGATGCTAATTTTTATGACGGGTACCGACAACAGTTGATAGCGTATATTGATGATTTTTTAAAGACCGTTGAGGCTAAAGATGCGGAGGAAGCTATAAATATGATTTCTTCAACTTCTTATATTCCGAACATGGCTGCTTTGGAGGATAAGGGAACATATTTTAAGTCAAAGTTTGTTGCTGTGTCCTCCAACACTAAAGATTTTGCTTCAGTACATGGATTAACTTACCCTGCTGCCTTATGTACGCGGTTCGAAGACCATGCGATTTTGGTGACATCGATGTGCGATGCTCCCGTCGCAAAATTTTGTGGCCTGCTACATGCCCTTCCGGAACCCCGTATGCGTGCTGATGTTAATGGTGCGGTTGATAAGGTGTGGACTTTTCAAAGGATTAATGTGAATAGGGGTCAAGTGGGAGATCGAGTTTCTTGGTCGACCTTTATAAGTGGTATCGCTAACGATTATAAAGATAAATCTCTTCATTATGATGGTTTTAAATCAGTATTAAGTGGCGTGTGCCAAGGTAATGATTTTGGTCAGGATGTTTTCTTTGATGCGCTTGAACCAGATGGTGCATGGTATGATGAAGTATCACGTATTGTATGGAACGTACATCAGAGTATTATAAATAAGGATCTTGATAGTGATTCATGTTATACTGGTTTGACTTGGAGAGAGAGTCATTTAGATGATATTAGTCGTTTAGATCCTAAAATTACCAAATCAATTGGTTTTGATATGTACAATTGTGCGGAATGGGATAAATTTACAGGATGCGGCCCTGTTGTGGCTTTGCAATCGATTTATGCGTCACTTGAACCTACTCGTAGTTGGGCAGGAATTATCAAGTGCTGTGTTGGTATTGTTGGAGTAGGTGGTATTTTGACGGCTTTATATTATGGTATTAAGATGTTTGTTAAGGGCTTGTCAGGTCTCATGCAGGGGACCCAATACGATGGTTCATCTAAAGTGAGGGTAAAGCCCAGAGCTAAACCGAGTAAAGGTTTGCTCCAAGGTTTAGATGATAAGAAGAATAAAGTTAGGCGTTGTGTGCGAGTCATACGTATCTGGGACCAGGAGCGAGAAATCGTTGTTGGTGGCATGTATTGTATGATGTTTGAAGGTAAAGCTGCACTTGTTCCAAACCACTTTTACTTATCGTTACAAGATAAAAGGAAAAGTGGTATGGATGTGATTGTACAAATTGAGAAAATTAATACTCGTAATGAGAACGTGGGCTGGATTAAAGTTGAATTCACCGATAATAATAGTGCTCAAGTTCAAACGCATGGGAAAATCCAGGGAGGAGATTTGTTAGATTTACGTGTTGTGTATTTTCATAATGCCAATATTAATGGAAGTCCAAAGATTCG